TAGTGCCTGCATAATTTCTGCTTCAACGTCAACGCCGTGCATACTTTCTGCATCTTGAGCCGCCTCAAAAGTCCATCTTGCTGATAACCTTCTGGTTTTCGCTTCAACAGTTTCTTTTAAGATCTGAATGCTCATTTTTCTACCTGCACTTCCTTCTGCAGTTGCCGTAGCATCTGGAGAACCTGCATAAGTAGAAGCAAGTTTAAACGGACTTAAAGCCTCGTCACCTGCTGTTGCTCCACCACCAGTTTCAGAATATCTGACTCTTAGTGTGTGGATTTGCCCTACTGGACCAGTCATAGGCTGAACGCCTACTAGTTCGTTAGCAATAACAGAAGGCATAACCCTTCTAATTAGTGGTAACATAACCTTGTTTAATGTCGCTACTGAACCTGCACCTGTGGCACCTGCTGTTGCGGCCTCTGACAAATGTCTTTTTGTATTTTCGAGGACAACATCTAGACTAGATTTTCTGTTTCCAGATAACCCTTCTAGTAAAGCGTCTTTAGTTGCAGACCAGTTGCTTTCAAATAAGTTTGCCATTTTTTAACTCCTATTATTTTGAAAGTCCGGCCAATTTGCGGATCATATCAATTTCTACTATATCATCCGCTTTGTCATCGGCATCTGCTGTTACAACAACTGCCTTATCGCCAGTGTGTTCACTGACAACGGATTCTGACAATGTCTTCTTAACTCTCGGTGCTTCTCCATCCAATACTGAAGGTAAGTACTTATTAAAGGACTCTTCCAGTTTGTCTGTTTTTACACTTTCAAGTAAATCTGACATCAATTCTTTCTTCTCTTTACCTAGTGGTGCCATTAGACTGTTTAATGTATCCTTACGGGTCATTTTGTCTTCTGCAATCCTTAACTTAGACTCAACTAATTTAGTTGCTTCTTCTCTCTCAGCAATTACTTGCTCAGATTCGTTAAGTTTTGTTTCCATTTCAGTAATTTGTTTTTGTATTTTCTTGATCTCTTTTGCTTCGTTTAGGTAACTAGTACCATATTCGTTTGCAAAGGCTTCAAAAATTCTACGACCAAAGTCATTTTCACGTGCTTTAGTGATGTCATTACGGAAAGATTTAACTTCATTAGTAATCGTTTTGTTGACAACTGTTTCCACTTTGTCAGCCGCTTTTCTAATAAAGTCCATTTTGGCTTCTGCTAATTGCTCTGCTACAAAATTATCTAATTTTGTTACATGCTCACTAGTTCTTGTTCTATCTGCTCTAAGTTCTTTAACTTCTTTAGCAACCATTTCAGTTACAAATTTGTCAAGTACTTTAGCATGTTCACTAATTGCTTTCGTGTATTTTACTCTGTCGTTTGCAAGGGACTGTTTTTCTTCTGCAATTTGAGAAATTTCTGCTTCAACTTTTTCAGAAATAAATTTGTCTACTGCTTCAACAATCTGACTTTTGTCATGATCGTATCTTTGAGCAAATTCTTCTCTAAGTTCTGCTGTAAGCTCTTCTCTTGCTTCAGAAATTTTACCTTCCCATGCTTCTTGAAGAGCATTTCTAACATCTTCTGTTAGTTCTGCATTCTCAAGTAGTTCTGTAAAATTCACTGCCATAGTAGTCTCCTACTTATATTTTTAATTCATTGATGAAACCAGTGATTGCTTTCATCAAGTGTTTTTCTGCACTTTTATCGTGTGTTAATGCTGAAGCGGTGTCAAACATTTGTGCACCGCCATGCATATTAAATAAACTCTCATATATAGTCTTTGGGTAGGCATCAGGTGCACTTGGTTGTGCCACAATGTCTACTGTTACTATGTCGAAGTCTGAAACACGTCCACTTTCGTTTACGTTTCCTGAACCTCGGCTACTAACACCAAGTTTTGCTCCTGCCTTTAATAATGCTCTTGCAATATTACCCATTGGTGTATCTATGATTTTTAATTTTCCTAAACCATCGCTACCATCTACAGACATGTCTGTAATGATATGGCTTACTCTATCTAAATTGATTTGTAGTTCTTCTGGATGGTCTAATTCGCCCATCACAGTTTCACCTTTACTCAATCTTTGTTTTACACTTTCAACAGCCTTATTAATTTCTTCTTTGGGATATACTCTACCATTTTGGTTTTTTACATCACCCTGAATAAATAAACCTTTCATACATAAATCTTTGCCGTCGTTAGACTCCACAATCAAGTTTGATTGAGCTGGACTCATATATTCATATAGTTTATTAGCCATTGAATTTCTCCTGTAAAACTTTAATACCTAATTAAACCTTTTTAGGTTCAACTTTAAGGTTGTCTGATCCGCCAGTGTCGGAAGGCTTGT